AACGGTGTGAATACAAAGTCAATCACATCATAATAAATTTATTTGGAGAAACCAATGACCGTTCTTATTGAAAGATTATCACACAATCAAGCGAATGTGAAATCACGTATCGTTGAAGGTGAGAATGGTGAAAAGAGTATGTTTATGGAAGGCATTTTCGTCCAAGGCGGCGTTAAGAATGCTAACCAACGAGTATACCCGGTTTCAGAAATTGCTAAGGCAGTGGAAAGTGTTCAGAAAAAAATCTCTGACGGTTTCCCAGTCCTTGGCGAATGTGACCACCCACCAGAACTAACAGTCAACGTAGACCGTGTGTCACACATTATTGAAAATATGTGGATGGATGGTCCTAACGGCTTTGGTAAACTTAAAATCGTTCCTACACCAATGGGTAACATCATCAGAACACTAATCGAATCAGGCGCTACATTAGGTGTCTCATCTCGTGGTTCAGGTGAAGTTGACGGCCAGGGTAATGTGAGCAACTTTGAGATTGTCACAGTAGACATCGTAGCACAGCCAAGCGCACCAGAGGCGTATCCAAAGGCTATCTACGAAGGACTAATGAATATGCGTGGCGGCTTCCAAACATGGCAGCTGGCACAAGATGTACAACATGACAAGGCTGCACAAAAATACTTGTCAGAACAAATAGTGAAGTTCATTCGTGAACTAAAACTTTAACAGGAGAAGCAACAATGGCAACAGAAATCCTTGCTAACCTTCTAGAGTCAGGCGCACTAAGCGAAGAAGCTGGTGCGGCTATTAAAGAGGCTATGGAAGCAAAACTAAATGAAGCAAGAGAGGAAATTACAGCCGAGTTGCGTGAGGAGTTCGCACAAAAGTTTGAACACGACAAAGGTGTCATCGTTGAAGCTATGGATAATATGCTAAATGAAGCAATCCGTGCTGAAATGGAAGAGTTCAAAACTGACCGTGAAGCTCTAATCGCAGAACGTGTTGCGTATAAGAAAGCAATTTCTGAACACGCAAAGATCCTTGAAAAATTCATTACTTCTCAACTTGCAGCCGAAGTTAAGGAACTACAAGCAGACCGTGCAAAAGTAGCTGAAAATCTTGAAACAACAAAATCATTTGTTGTTAAGCAGCTATCACGTGAACTTGCAGAATTCCACAACGACAAGCGTGAATTAGTAGAAACTAAAGTACGCATGGTAGCAGAAGGCAAAGAACTTCTTAACAAAACAAAAGAATCATTTGTCAAGCGTTCAGCAGAGCTAGTAGAAAATACAATTTCAAACGCTCTACGTTCAGAACTAACTGCGCTTAAAGAGGACATTCAAGCGGCTAAAGAAAATGAATTTGGTCGTAAACTGTTCGAAGCATTTGCTGGTGAATTTATGACTTCACAGCTAAATGAAGGCACAGAAGTAGCAAAAATGAACAAAAAGCTAGACGAATCTGCTAACAAGGTTGCAGAGCTAGAGGCAGTGATTGCTGAGAAAGAAGCTGAGATTGCAGACGCACAAAAAACACAGCGTGTAATGGAAGACAGAATGAACCGCAAAGAGGTTCTTGAAGGTCTACTATCACCACTGGCTGGTAAAAAGCGTGAAGTAATGTCAGACCTACTAGAATCAGTAAAAACTTCAAACCTTAAAACTGCTTTCAAGAAATATCTACCAGCAGTTCTAAATGAAAACGCTCCTGCAAAAGCAGAAGCAAAAACAACCCTAACAGAAGGCAAAGTCACAGAGAAAACTGGTGATCGTGAAACAACGACTGAAACTGCGACACCAACATCAGATGATGCCGATATTGTCGTGCTACGCAAATTAGCCGGCCTTAAGTAATTAAACAGGATACAGGAGACAGTAAGATGTCAAATCTTTTTGAAAACTGGGATAACACACGTGACGCACTTCTAGAAGGTCTAGAAGGTACAAAGCGTGATGTTATGTCATCAGTACTAGAAAACACAAAAGTAGCTCTAAACGAATCAGCTACAGCAGGTGCAACACAGGCAGGTAACATTGCGACACTAAACAAAGTGATCCTACCAGTTATCCGTCGTGTTATGCCAACAGTTATTGCAAACGAAATCATCGGCGTTCAGCCAATGACTGGCCCAGTTGGTCAGATCCACACACTACGTGTACGTTATGCAGATAACGCAGGTTCAACAACAGCAGGCTCAGAAGCACTATCACCATTTGATATTGCGAAGTCATACTCAGGTAATGGCACAGATGCGCCACTATCAACAGCGACAATGGAAGGTACAGCGGGTAACCGTATGTCAATCCAAGTTCTAAAGCAAACTGTTGAAGCGAAAACACGTAAGCTATCAGCACGTTGGACTTTTGAAGCGGCACAAGACGCAAACGCAATGCACGGCCTAGATATCGAAGCAGAAATCATGGCAGCACTTGCAATGGAAATCACAGCAGAAATCGACCAAGAGATCCTAGGTTCACTAGAAAACCTAGCAACTCAAGGTGCAGCATTCGACATGAACGGCTCATTCACAGGTACACCAACATTCGTAGGTGACCGTCACGCAGTTCTAGCGACACTAATCAACCAGCAAGCAAACCTAGTAGCACAGCGTACACGCCGTGGTGCAGCTAACTGGGCAGTGATTTCACCATCAGCACTAACTGTTCTACAGTCA